TCACCGGAGAAAGTTGCGGGACTCAGATGCAACGATGCGTCGAGTAGCATCCTCATCCTCCTTTTCATACATTTAATAAGGTACCCTAAAATGTTTGGAGTCCCATAAAAAAAGAATCAGATACTTTTAGGAGTCCCGTTCCATGCCTATATATTTGCATGAAACGCAGCATAAGAGACAATGAAAAAGTAATCGAAGGTGTGAGGACTGGTGGTAGTGCCTCTAAAACAGGTGCAATGACTGGTAGGTATTTAAGAAGATTGGCGGGATCTGTTAAAAGTGGTGAAACCAACCCTGAAGTACTCAGACAAAAGAAAGCTCAGGCTAAAAGACTTAGTAAAAGGGTAGGAGGTCGATATGGCGGTGACGAAGGCTACGAAGACCTCGCCAAGGAAGGTCAAAAGAAGTTCGATGATGCCCAAAAAGGGGGCGAGGGTAAAGGCACGATGTGGTATCATGATGAGGATGCGCGAGCACCTGATAACGCTCCAAACCCTACGGATGTTAAGAGAAGAGCAAAGGGTCGAAAACCTTATCGACAAAGATCTAGCAATGAAATTTTAAGAAAAGGAAGGATTCAACTGGCTGAGAGAGTCCTTAAAGAGCTTCTTGAGGGGCGTAGAACAGGTGGAGACTTTGGAGCCACTGAGAGAATGACGGCACGGTTTATTAATAAAATGGAAAAGGATGGTGCCTCTCCAGAACAAGTTGATAAAGCAGAGATTCAGGCTGACCGAATCCGTAATAAAATGACAGCTAGAAATAAAAGGTCATCAAAAGCCCAGGCGTTGAAAGGACCATTAAAAGTAAAAGCTGCTGGTCTCCCGAAGCAAAATGCAGGTTCACAGCATCTACTAACCCGATTGAAGGGCAACACTACTCCATAATCCTACTCCCGCAAGCTCTGATATAAGGGCTAAGTCTACTATATAATATTGATATGTTACTTAAAATAAAATTTGGAATTAGACCCGTCACGAACTGTGCTGGCGGTTGTTGACTCTGGTTCACTTGCCATACATCAAAGGATACATTTTTAAATAAATGATCCAAGTAGTTGCGGCTCCAAAGCAACCATCAAATAGGAGTCTCAAAGGGTAGATTGCGTCTATCTTGGAGAAGGGATCCCAAAAGACTCCACCCCAAAACATTCCAATCCAAAAGCCCATACACAACATACAATTAATGAGTTTGTTGGCTATTGAAATTTTTTCGACTGCCTTCCTTACGGGTTGAAACAGCACTGAGCTAACAATTATGGTAGCACAACCATAACATGCTAGAATCCAAATTAAAACACTTACTAAATATTCCATTAGGGTAATCCGTTTGTCTTGTCAACTATTAGTTTCGAGTAAGGTATTGTTGACGCATGATGAGCCATAAACCTTTTTCTTGCAGCATACCAACCCTCTCTCATTTGCCCAGAGGATTCATGCATAATAATAATAGGCACTGTGTAATTAGTATATCCATCTAAATATGCCTTATACGTCAAATGGATATCATAAAAATCCCAACCCGTCTTTAAGTAAGCTGGTTCGTTGATACCCACCTTCTTGATAGTATCATAGGTAGCTGCCAGGAAACATCCGTCCATAACAACGGTGGCACCACTATTTCCAAAATAGTTTGGGGTCATTGTTTCTTTGCTTACCCCTTGAAATACAAATCCTCTAGCATTCCTAGAGTGACGTGCGTTCCACCAAGCTCCATCTGGAGGCATTAAACAAGAACCTGCTACACCTAAGAACCCGACTCCAGGTTTACGAGCGTAATTTACATATTTCACTAAGTCATCAATGTGAGAGATGATTTGTAGATCATCATGACACATTACTATAATATCTTCATCATTAATATTCTTTAGATTATTAAAGAAGCTTATGTTTTGGTTATGACCTTCATAAATAGATGTGGCATCATAAGAAACTTTTACATCAAGATTAGAATATTTTTTACAATAATCAATAAGCTTTTGTAATGATTTAGGTTGTTTATTCTTTCTACTACATATAGAGAAGTATATCATGAATAATAATAGAGAAGATATTGAATTTATTGCTGAAGAATTTAAGAAATGTTCTAAAGATTGCGAATATTTTACAAACAACTACATTAAAGTAGTACACCCGATGCGGGGATTGGTAAATTTCAAGCTATACCCATTCCAGACAAGGATCCTAGATGAGTTTCAAGATTACCGATTAACAATTCTTAGAAAATTCAGGCAGGCCGGATGTACGACCCTCATGGCAGCTTATGCTCTTCACTTTTGCATCTTTGGCACAAACAAGAGAGTTGCAATCTTATCTAAGGGTGACGCAGAAGCTAAAGAGGTCATATCACGTATTAAAATCATGTATGAGGAGCTTCCCTTCTGGATGAAGCCAAAGTCAACCAGGGACAACGACCATACACTCTCTTTTGAAAATGGATCATCTATTCAGTCTAAAGCTTCAGGAAAGCAGTCAGGACGCTCTATATCGGCTTCTCTGCTTATATTAGATGAGGCGGCATTCATTGAGCACATTGATACTATCTGGGCAGCAGTGGGGCCTACAACGTCCACAGGAGGGCGTGTGGTATGCTTGTCCACAGTCAATGGCATCGGTAATTGGTTTCATAAGATGTACACACAAGCAACCGAGGGCGACAATGGATTCCACCCAATTGATATTAAATGGGCAGAGCACCCAGAATACAAGAGACATCCTGGATTTGAGTGGCTGTATGAGCAGATGGAGTCTTGCAGTCCTCCAATCAATGTAGACAGATGGGAAGATCAGACTCGGCGTAAACATAGTTACAAGGAGTGGCTACAAGAGTATGAAGCTAGTTTTCTGGGAACTGGTGAGACTTACATCGAGGGAGAAATTCTTAAGAACCTAAAAGAAAATTGCAATAAAGATTACTGGGTCAAATACAACAATAAGATGCGTGTTTGGGAAGATCCTCAACCGAACCATGAGTATGTATTAGCCGCCGACCCCTCTATAGGTCGAGAGAGAGATTACTCAGCCTTCCATATTATTGACATCTATAATGGTAAGCAAGTTGCTGAATTCTATTCAAACAGAACTCCAATTAATGAGTTCGCTAGAATTATAGCAGATGAGGCGAATCTTTACAACGTCGCTTTTGTATGTCCTGAGAGGAATGGCATTGGAAACAATCTCATATACTTCCTACAGGAAGAGTTAGAATATGAAAACTTGGTAATGGATGACAACCGAGACATTGGAATTATGATTACTCAGAAGAATAAGGAGACTCTTTTGGCTGATCTTGAGCACAATATCCGGTCTGGCAGGGTTTTAATTAACTCTGAGAGACTCATAAATGAGTTGTTAACATTCATTATTGACTCAGAAACAGGGAAGATTAAGCCTGATACTAACTGTCATGACGATTTAATTATGGCATTTGCTACCGCTATTAAAGTTTTTAACAACTTAAGAGGAAATGCATTCATCGAGAAAGCAGAAGATAAAACTTATATCCCACAGAACATACAGAACGCTTATACATATAAGGTAGCCACCTCCACGGATGGGTTAACAGAAGAGAATATTAAATGGCTGATAGGAAAATAAGAGAAGGAGCAGAAGGCTTTACACAGTTTTCAGACCCTCAGCAACCTTACAATAAACCTTACGGGTTAATCGGCAGGTTCTTTAAAAAGTTCTTTGCAAGGGAAGTTGAGGACATCAAGGATGACCAATACATTGATCCTGTTACGAAAAGGAGTGTATCCGCACCTAAGCCCATGCAAGGGGACGCAGTCCAGAATAAAGATGTTATTAAGATTGCATCCGAATTCAACCATGAGAAAACGTTCTATCCGATCCTTCCCCAAGTAGAACATGATCGTAAGAAGAGGTACAAAGAGTATGAGGATATGGACGGATACCCTGAGATATCTTCTGCTTTTGATATTTACAGTGACGATTGCACCCAAGAGAATATAGACGGGACTCCTTGGAAGATTGTGACCGACGATGAGATGGTCAAAAAGGAAGTCTCCAAAATGTTTGATCAGGTCAACATGACTAGGTATCTTTGGGATATCTCAAGAAATGTGGTCAAGTATGGGGACATGTTCATTGAGACCATTATTGATCTAAATAACGCTAAAAGAGGTATTCAAAGAATTAAGATCCTTAACCCGGCCTTTATCTTTAGATTGGAGGATGAGTTTGGTTACCTTAAGGAATTTATTCAAGAAGTTCCCAAGAAAAACGACTGGTCTAGTTATGGGAGCATTGGTCCTCGTTTAGATGACACCCATATGATAAATCTTGACCCAGGTCAGATTGTTCACTTTAGACTTCATACATCAGACCCAACTCATTACCCTTACGGTAAATCCATAGCTGCTGCCGCCAGAGTGACGTATAAGAGCCTTAAGATGATGGAAGATGCCATGCTCATCTATCGTCTGGTTCGTGCCCCTGAACGTCGTATCTTCTACATTGACACTGGTTCACTTCCCGCTTCTAAGTCCGAAATGCATATTAAAAAGCAAATGGATAAGTTTAAGAAGCGAAAGAGTTATAACTCTCAAACGGGAAACATTGAAGAAAATTTTAATGCTCTCGCAGCCGATGAAGACTTTTACATTGCCGTCAATGGTAAGAGTTCTGGAACTAAGATCGACACCTTGAAGGGGGCTGAGAACCTCGGAGAGGTTGATGATGTTAAGTATTTCAGAGATAAGCTTCTTGCGGCTTTGAAGATTCCCAAGGACTACATTGTTGAAAAAGACAACAATCCTGAGCGGAAAGCTAATTTATCACAATTAGACGTTAAGTTTGCCCGAGTCATCACTAGAATCCAAAAGTCTATTGAGATTGGTCTTGAGACCTTAGCAAAAAGACACCTAATTCTACGTGGATTTCCTACTGTATTAATTGATGAGTTGAAGATTAAGTTACCTGCTCCTTCGGATATGGCGATCAAGAGACAGTTAGAGACTGACGAGCAGAAAACTAGAATTGTTCAAGCTGTTAAGGGTTTGAACATCTTCCCAATGAAGAAAATCTACAAAGACTATTATCAGCTTGCTGATAATGAAATTGAAGATATTGAGAACGGCTTGCAGGAGGATATGAATAGTCCCATCTTCGGGCAAGCAATGATGGGTGGTGCTCCTGGGGCAGGAGGGGCTGTCCCTCCAGGGGGCGAGGAAGTAGCTCCTGAACCACCACCTCCGGTCGCAGAAGCTAAATCCCTGGATTTTGAAGCCATGAAGTCTTTGGCTATTGAATCAGGTTGTGATGATGAATTGTTGGTTCTTTTGGAATCCTTCGAGAGTAGCGAGCATTTTAACAAACAAGACAAGGAACAACAGTCTAAATAATTTTGATAAAGTTTTTATATCATGTTAACGAATCTTATTGAAAATCGAGGTAAAGAATTTAGTAATCTAATTAAAATTGGTGATTACTTAGCTAGAACTCTAAGAGAAAACGTCGAAATGTTTGGCGTTGAAGATGGTGTGGTTACCTACTTAACTGAAAACGGTAGCGTTATTAGTGGTAAGTATTCTTTCTCGCCTTCTCTAAAACTTTCTAAGATTCAAGTTGAAAACGCTAATGTGTTAGAAGATAAAAAGATTTATGAGTCTACTGTAAACAGCAAGATCTCTGGTCTTCTTTCTAATCTTTTAGAAGATGATTATCCTCATGCTGAAGGTTCCTTTGATAAGATCCTCTCTCTTTACGAGGCTAAGATGTCTTACGAAAGAATAAATAAAAGACTTCAAGAGAAGATTAATAGATTTGGAGAGCAAACCTCAATTACATCGTCTAAAGAGTTTAGTAGGTTATCTGAATTAAAAGATCAACTTATTGAATTCCTTAGGGAGAATAAGGCTGTCTCCCAAACTCCTAAAATTAGGAATGGTATGAAGTTAGCTACTCTGGTAGCTACGTCTTTTGATCTTCCAAAGATGGAAGTTAGTCAAATTAAAGAAGACAAACAATTCAAAGTTTCCGTTAAGGGGAGAGTCGATCTTTATGAACACCTATGCAGAAAAGAACTAGTTCAAAAAGAGCTACTAGAGGCAAAACAACTCTTCGAAAGCATCTGGATAGACAACCAGCAAGTGCAAGAGCTTGCTTCTATGGTATTTGAAAGAGACGAGGAAACTGTTCGCCATCAGGTGGCGCAGACAATAACTGAAGTGCCTTATTTTGCTCTCGCTACCAAGAAACAAATTACTGAAATTATTAAGAACTCGTTATCTTTGAATGAGAATTCGGTTAAAGCTCGCGATCTTAATCAATTTGCTGGTGACGTTTATCGTATGAAGAAGGGTGTTAAATCGTTCGTGCTTGATACATTGAACGAGAAATATGGGATCGACGTTAAAAAGCTAACTGATGTACCTACTTTTAGAAGTTTAGCAATAACCGAGTCTGAGATTCTCAAGCAGTTAGCTGCTGAAACTCCTAAAAACTCTCTTTTAAGAAGAAGCTTACTTGAGCTTGCCAACATTCTTCCTACTAAGGATGGTGCGGAGACCATTGATTTGGCCGACTTCCTAAATGAAGTTTTTTATGAAGCTGATTGTTTAGAATCTTTAAATGAAGCTAGCCTCATGGATTACATGGATTTCTCTAGGGTAGCAGAAGATCTCGGAAAGATTGGTCAAGTTTTAAAAATGCTTTCGCCTAAGCTAGCTGATTTAGCCGATCAAAGCGTTGATTCTCAAACTCAAGATATGGAGTCGGAGCCTGAGCTAGGATCTGAAGATCCCATGGATAGTGGTTCTGAAGCTCCACCAGCGATGGACGCTAATGACGCGGCCAAAGCAGTAAAGGATGATGCGGCCAAGGAGATGACCCCTGAAGGAAATCCAGCCGTTCCAGAGGACCCAGCCGCTCCTGAAGAAGAAGAAGGTATGCCTGTTCCCGGCGAAGAAGAGCCTGAGGAGGATGAGGATGAAATGCCCCCAGAAGGAGATATTGAATCTGAGGAAGAAGAGCCTGAGGAGGAGAATGAAATCATGGGAGCCTTAAGTAAGCTTGAAGACCTCTTGTCAGGTATCCTAAAAGATGATGATGATGATGACTTTGACGAGGAAGAGGATGATGACGAAGAGGATGACGAAGAGGATGAGGCTGTAGATCCTGAGCAATACAAGAGCTAAAAGGATAACTAATGGCAGATAGAAATCCATTAACCATTGGCTACGATACTAACAATAACGCAAATAAGTTAATTGAAGTACTCTTTAGCTCAGTAGACCTCGATGATGTTGCTAATGTTGCCCCCGCTCAGGGGCAAGTTTTAGTTTTCTCTAGTGGCATATACGCTCCCTCTACCCTCATAGTTGGAGGGGGAGGAACAGCGTTCTCTTGTAATGATTTGTCTGCATGCGACCATGGCATATTAGCTGGCCTGGGCGACGATGATCATACTCAGTATGTTCTCTCAGATGGTACTCGTCCGATGGCTACATTAGTTGTCGATAACGCTTTAAGAGCAGGTTCCGTATCCTCCCTTAGCATATCCGCTGTAGCCTTGAATGCAACAAATGCCTCAGCATTAAATCTTACAGCTACAAACCTACACGTACCTGGGAATATTGCTGTAACTGGGACAGTTGATGGTGTAGACATTGCAACCAGAGACGGTGTGTTAACGGCTGTAGTAGACGTGGCCGTTGCAGCTTTGCCTAAAGCAGGCGGCACTATGACAGGGGCTTTAAATGGAACCATTCTTAATGCAACCACTAGTGTCTCATCTGCCAGCGTATCTGCTGTGAATTTAAATGCAACGACTGCCTCTGCGTTGAACTTGACGGTTTCAACGGCAACTGTT